GGCACCGAGTACTGGGATCCTGCCCTCGATGAGGAGGAGAAGTACAGGCAGAAGAACCGTATGGAGGACGACTTCGACCACTATTATTACGGCGGCCCGTACCACCATGATGACGAGGACAGTTACGACAGTGCGGATTACGATGTTGACGCAACTGCAGAACAGGCTTGGGAGCACTTTGACGATCTCCAGTACGGAGGTGGTGAGGGCGATGTAGGCACGGTTCCAACGATCGCGCAGATCCGGGCAAAGAACAGGAAAGGTCAGCCTAGAGGCGGACGGTACGACGGTCACAAGGGTGAACGGCAGATCCCGCCCGGACTGGCCATGTCTATGCTTAAGGAGAAGGAGCCTACACGTCGTCGCCGCCCGAAGCGCCAAAAGCAGGACGTGTGCGAAGCCCTTGCAGAGGTTGCTGCTAAGTCTGAGAAAGCCTTAGACCAGCTGCAGACAACGTGCAAGGACATCGTCAACCAATCACGGCTCGCGCAAAGCCTCACTGCAGACTCGTCGGCCTTCACACAACGACATGGAGACCTGGCAACTCTACACACGCTCAAGTCAGCAGGGCTTGTGCGGCAGGGCGTCACTGCGAACGAGTCCGCCTTAGCAGAGCACCCTGACGCAGAGCTCATTGATGACAAAACGCATGCGATGCTGGCTTCCTTAAAGCAGCATCTGGCCGGCTCGGCCTTGCTACCGGAGGACCAAAGGTTCTGGAGAAATTCAGAGGAAGACGTTCCCCCTGCAGCGATGCCAGCCAAGCCCACTGGCTTTGCACTCTACCCCAAGAACGCAGAAGTCGCTGATATGTTGGTCGACTTTGTTCAAGGCGGTGTCAAGGCTGCATGGGCTCTCAAGAAGGCAGCATGCACTACACCAGAGCACTTGATGACGCAGCCTGCTATCAGGGAGTGGATTCTCAACATGCAGATGCACTCCAGCGTCCAAGATCTCACGAAGGATGAACAGGAGTCCTTCCTTGGGTCCGACAGACAGCCCGTATTCACGAAGACTGGCCGGTACAAAGCCTACGGCAAGGCTCCGGAAAAGGACGCTGATGGCTGCATCGGTTTCACTCCTGAGGAGAAGGAACAGCTGAAGGAAGCGGGACTAGGAAGGTTGGCAGAGCACGTCATTCCTAAGTCCACTCGCAAGAACATTAGGAGATCGCTGGAAGCACATGCGAAACGACTTGATTCGCATGCCCCAGAGATGACGGCACGTTCTAGAGTTGCTTTCGATCTGGCAGTCTCCTCATACGCAGAGCACCTTCCACCAATCTTTGAAGGCACTAATGCGGATGGATGCTCCCGTGGATGGACTCGCGTCCTTCACGCGTTGCAGCACAAGAGCTCAGGTTGGAATACCCGTTTCCGGCAGCTGGACAAGCGCCAATGGGCGACGGATTCCAACGAGGACATCGCTACTGAACTGAGAATGATCGTCGGCTGTCGCATGCTTTTGCGTGCGGCGGCTGGCGCTCGTCAGGGAACGATGTCAGCGAAACAACAGAGATCGTTGTTCTTGGTTGATCCAAAAGAGGCCTTCATCAAGCCTGAGGATCACGGGCCGGAAAAGGTCGCGTCAGGTCGGTTTCGCATTATATGGTTAGCTTCCTTGGTAGATACCATCTGCCAAATGCTTGGGAGTTACAATGCTACCAAGACTGACATAGACCAGTACCAGCAGAAAGGCTCGAAGACCATTCATGGGCTCGGCTCCGGACACCACAAAGAGGGTGTCGAGCATTTCATCCAGCGCGTACAGCAGGGCGCAGGCAGCCTTGAAGTCGTTAGCACCGACGCTTCCGGCTTCGATATGTCGGTGCCGCGCCTAGGCATACTCCTGGACGCCGAGCGGAAGCTCCAGACTGTGAGTGCCAAGCCTACCGCTTTCACCCACACGTTTCCAGAAGACGCAGGACAGTCGCCGATCTCGGACGAGGATGTAAGAGCGATCCACGAAGCGTCCGC